AACAAGAACAGGAAACTGAATAATGGCAACATTACACAATGACGTGCTGGATGATGGACTCTCCGTCTTAAATGCAGCCACAACTACTATCCATATCACTTCTCAGGAAGCTACTGCAAACTCAGGTGCAAACCTGTATAGCCTAGGAAATGCTTCTATTTCCATCGGCACACCTGTAGACCGTACTGCCTCTGGTGGTGGTCGTAAGGTTGTAGCCCCTGCGATCTCTGGTGCTTCTGTCACTGCTACAGGAAACGCATCTAACTACGCTATTGTAGACGGTACTCGCTTACTTGCTACTGGCTCACTCACAGGCGGCGGTCAATCTGTCACCTCTGGTAACACTTTCTCTCTCGCTACTTTTGACATTGGTATCCCAGATCCTGCATAAGTTATACGAGGTTAGACTAAATGGCTAAATTTGCTGATCGGGTAAAGGTAGGTAATACCACTGCAGCTAATGCAGGTTCCGCTACCACATTGACCCTTGGCTCTGCTGAAGCAGGGTATCAAGCTGTTCCTTCTTCTCTGGATGGCGAGACAATTCGCTATGTCATTGAGGAAGGTAACACTTGGGAAATTGGTACAGGTACTTACACTCACAGTGGGACTACTCTTACTCGATCTGTAACTAGCTCATCAAACTCTAACAATGCTATAGCTGTAACGACTAACTCTAAAGTCTTTATAGCGCCAGTTGCAGACGATCTACAGTTTGTTCAAGTCTATAGCTCTACAAGCGATCTACCTTCTGCGTCTGATAACCACGGGCGCATTACTCATGTCCACGGTGAAGGAGCTATGTATTTTGCGCATGGTGGGAACTGGGTTAAACTAGCTAACGCTTCTGATGCTATTAGCTTAACTGATCTATCGGTTACGCAAAACTCAGCATCTGGTTCTGGAGCGTTAACTTATAATAACTCCAGTGGAGTATTCTCATACACACCTCCTGCTTCAACAAGCTCTTCTGGTGGTACTCTTGAACCAGTAAAAGAAACTGAGTTCACAGCTACAGCTAACCAGACTACTTTTACTGTCACTTATGCCGCAGGTAATATAGCAGTCTTCCTTAACGGTTCTAAGCTAGGCGCTGCTGATTTCACTGCAACGAATGGTACATCTGTAGTCCTTGCCACAGGGGCTACTCTGAATGATTTAGTAGAAGTAGTAGAATACGGCGCTCCTTTTGCTTCTCCTTATAGCTCTAGTATTCATACAGCAAATGGGTCTTCTCCATTTAACACTGGGAATACAATCCTTACTGCTGCCTATACGCAAGGCAAAGAAGGCGTTTACGTTAATGGGGTCAAGCTTCTAAGCGGTACAGATTATACGACAAATACTGGTGGAACTACGATCACCTTTACCTCTGCTCTAAGTACGAATGATAAAGTTGAGCTAGTAGAACACGGTGCGTTAGCAGATGCCGCAAGTGCTTTTACTGACCTTACCGACACACCTAGCAGTTTAGGTACAGCAGGTCAGGTCGTTCAAGTTAACTCCGCAGGTAATGCTTTAGAGTTTGCCTCTGCCTCTAGCGGTGGAATTTCAACAGGAAAGGCTATCGCTATGGCTATAGTTTTCGGAGGATAAAAATATGACAGCCCCAAACATAGTAGATGTTGCTACGATTACTGGCAAAACGGCGGTACAAGCAATAGGCACATCAGCTACAGCCATCGTCACAAATGCTGCTAGTTCAGGCAAAGTTTTAAAAGTTAACGCTTTATATGTTAGTAATGTTGACGGTACAAATACTGCGGAAATTAGCGTTGATATTTATCGTTCAAGCACTGCTTACCATCTTGCTAAAACCATATCTATTCCAAGTGATGCAACATTAGACGTTATAGCTAAAGCCGTCTATTTAGAAGAAGGAGATGCCTTGCGGCTAACTGCTTCAGTGGCATCTGATCTTGAAGCTGTTTGTTCGTATGAGGAAATAAGCTAATGAGGTTCAACTCTTCTATAAAAGGAAAAGTTGCTAAACCTACTGCCGAAAGTGCGAGTGGGATACACAGCCTAAACAATGTAAATATTGCACGAAAAGATGATGCTTGGTATATTCCTTTCTTATACCCTTTTGCGGTGAACCAAATTCTACCTTTTTCGGTCAGTAGATCAATAACCGACTCGGCTGGTTCTTCGGCACATAGAACTGGCCCAAGTCAAGCCGAAGTTCGGGGTTGGCTATCTGGTACAAGCAATGGAGGCCCAAACTGGGGGTATTCAACTTATGTAGATGTGCCAGTACAAGGATACCAAAGATGGACTGTTGGTTACCAAGGTGTGTATGAGATTAGCGCTAAAGGTGCAGGAGGCGGTGGAACTGACACAAATCCAGAATTTCACAGAGGCCGAGGGCAGATTGCAACAGCACGTTTTAATTTGTCGGTAGGGGATCAGGTAATTATTGTTGTCGGGCAAGGCGCTCCAGACTACACAGGAGATCATTGTAACGGCGCAGGTGGCGGCTCATTTGTTGCACTAGGTTCTAATTACACTACTGCTATTCCACTTCTCGTAGGCGCAGGGGCTTCAGGGGATACCTCTGACGGGGCAGGTAATGATCCGTCCATCATAAGTACCTCTCGAACTGTTACTGACCCTAGTGGTAATTCCCATACTGGCTTAACCACTACTCCTGTACAACTAGCTGCTAGTAATTACGGAACTTGGGGGTATAGCTATGTTCCAAGTTCTGGTTCTACCCAAAATACAGTAGGTGGCGGTTTTTGGGGAAGTAGCCCGACAACAGGTTCTACTTATCAACACGGAGAAACTTTTAGCGAAGGTTTAGTAGGCGGTACTCGGTCGAATGACACCGCAGGGTACGGCGGCTTTGGCGGCGGCTCAGGTGGCTTTGATGAAAAAGGAAACTCCGCTGGAGGTTTTACTACTGGGGAATCTGCTGACGGCCCTGCATCTGCGGCAGGAGGGTGGATCAACACAGGCCACAGCAAGTATAATTCAGTTGTTGGAGATGCGTTTAGTTTAAAACCCGAAACGATTACAGGCACTTCTACCAATGTACCGTTCCAATCCTCTGACTACTCATCAGAAGAGCAACTTAACGGTTCTGTGACAGTAAAGAGGATCAGCTAAATGACTAAATCTCGTGATCTTGGAAACCTTGTTTCAGACGGTACAAACGAAAGCCCCGTCATATTGACTGAGCCGCCGACCACAGAAATATCGTTACCTGCCAACGGAACAGAAACTGTTACGATGTTAGCCCAAGACCCAGAGGGTTTTGATATTACATATGGAATTGCGTACAAGACGGCAACTAATTCCCTACCATCTCAATTAAGTTCCTCTACCAGTATTAACCAATCTACAGGTGTGTATACGTTTAACACCTCCTCAATCGTTGGCTCGTTTACTGCTCGACTTTCTGCTTCCGATGGAGTCCATTCCGCAACTCGCCTTGTTGACTTTAAAATTGCAACCGAAATGGAAATTCTTGGTGTAGGTGCTGGCGGTGGTGGATCAGAACTTGCAGGTGCTGGTGGCGGTGCAGGTGGATTAGTTCTTGATACAGCCTATTCATATACGGCAGGGACGACCTACAGTATTTCTGTAGGATCAGGCGGCAGTAAATCTAATGATGGTAGTAACAATGACGTAGGCACATCAGGTGGCGACACTACTTTTGGCATTTCAGGCGGCTCTACTATATACACAGCCAAAGGGGGTGGCTACGGCGGTGCGGTGGGTGTTGCTCCTGCTAATGGTGGATCAGGGGGTGGCGAAGGTCGTGCTTCGGGTTCAACTGGCGCAGGGTCATCCACGCAGGATAGTTACAGCGGAAAAGGTTTTGGCAACACTGGCGGTGCTATGTTTTCTAATACTGGCGGCGGTGGCGGCGGCGGTGCAGGATCAGCAGGAGGAGATGCCACAAATACCGTAGGCGGCTCTGGTGGTGATGGAAAACAAAGTAATATAACAGGAACCAACCTATATTACGCAGCAGGTGGTGCAGGACACGGATACAACACCACAGTTGGGTCGGATGGGTTAGGAGGTAAAACCACGAAAGGCGGCGGTGGCCTTGGAGGAGATTACGCAGCAGGAGTTACAGCTACAGACGGTAATGATGGTGTTGTAATCATTGCGTTATCAGCAGCAGCAGGCGGAGTAACAGGTACATATACCTTAGATAGTACCACACGATCAGGCTTTTACGTTTACACCTTTACTGGCTCTGGGACTATTACTCCTGCGAACCATGCAAATTCTTATACCGTAGATTACCTCGTTATAGGCGGCGGTGGTGGAGGTGGAGGTACTCCAAGTGGATATTCGGGCGCAGGGGGTGGCGGTGCAGGAGGCTATCGCAACTCTTACAACTCAGAAACATCTGGAGGTGGGGGATCATCGGAATCTGGTACTATTATAAATGCAAATACAGACTTTACTCTTACTGTTGGTGCAGGTGGCGCAGGTGGGCCGAACAACAATGGAAATTCCATAGGATCAGCAGGTAACAATTCTGTATTTGGGAATATTACCTCAGTCGGAGGTGGGTATGGCGGTGTCCAATCTCTTGATGCAGGAAATGGCGGATCAGGCGGTGGCTCTGGGTACAAAGCAACATCAGTCTCAGGTACAGGTACATCAAACCAGGGTTATAATGGTGGAGGTGGTGCAAGTAACAGTGCCGATCCGTTCCCTGCTGCAGGTGGCGGTGGAGCAGGTGGCGTTGGTGGCGACAGAACGACAGGCGGCGGCGCAGGTGGTGTAGGGGTAGCCTCAAGCATCACGGGATCATCAGTCACAAGAGCAGCAGGTGGACAGGGTGGATACTCTTATAACGCAGGTGTGGCAGGTGCAGATGGCGCAGCTAACACAGGTACTGGCGGTGGCGGCGGATCAGGAAATGCAGGTGGTGATGGTGGATCAGGCGTAGTTATCCTTCGTTACCCTTCAACCAAAACTCTTACGGTTGGCTCTGGTTTAACCTCAAGCACAGCAACAGTTGGATCAGATAAAGTGACAACTTTCACTGCTGGTACTGGCACGGTGACCTTTAGTATATAGGATAAACGATGAGCAATAACACAAACCTCAGTAAACTCGCTAACGTCTTAGATGATGGCTCTTCGGGTCAGTATCTTAAAAGCACTGGTTCTGGTGGGGTAGTCTTTGATACAGTTGCCGCAGGAACAACTACAGTAGCTGATATCACTGCTCTAGAGGCTCTTTCTGCTGCTCAAGGTGATATGGCCTTTGTGCTTTCCAACGATAATGTCTACATCCGTAAGACCGCAGGTTGGTACAAGATTGCACAGGTTACTAATAACCAACTCCATTCTGTTACAGTCACTATGTCAGGCGGAGGTACAGCAGGTGACCCTTATTTACTTGCTCTAGATGGCACAGATACTTTAGCCACAGGCGCAGCGACAGACCCAGAAGGCTTATCTGTTACTTGGTCTGCTGCTCCAATAAGCCCTGCTACTTTGTCGGGTAGTAATATTGTTGTATCTAGTGTTAATGTGGCTACCATAACCCAAGGCACAGGTGCTAATTCTAACGTGTTTACGCTTGATCCCGTAGCCACCACAGGTACACATAACTTTAGTCTAAGATTTAGTGTGACCGATGGGATCAATGCTACAATAAATGCTGACAAGGACTATACCTTAAACTTTATTACGACGATTGCTGACTCTAAATACACTACAATGCTTGCTCAAGCAGTTGGGGCTAATAACGGTACTAACTCTTCGCTCACTGATAGTTCCTCTGGTAGCCACACTTTTACTAACACAGGCAGTCCAGTAGCAGGTACTTTCTCACCTTATCGTTCTGGTGGATATAGCGTCCTTTTTGATGGTTCCGGTGACTATCTTGAAAATACACAAGGTACTGGGATAGGTGAAGTAGGCTCAGGCCCATTTTGCATTGAAGCGTGGGTATATAAGCGTAGTAACTCAAGCTTTGATTCCATCTGTAGCTTAGGTTCAAGTGCGGGATCGTATCAGTTTGAAGTGGGTGAAAATTCCGACAGAGTACGGTGGGAAACTCACAGTGGGGCTGTGGCTACAAGCACAACAACTTTGAATTTAAATGAATGGTATCATGTTGCTGTCAGCCGCGACAGTAGTAACAATCTTCGTCTTTACGTGAACGGCACTAAAGAAGATCAAGTTACTAATACAGAAAATTACAATGATGCTGGCCCCTTTGAAATAGGACGAAATAGGGGAAGCTCGGACGAGTTTGATGGCTACATTCAGGATTTGAGGATTGTTATAGGGTCTTCCGTCTATGAGGCCGACACTATTACTGTTCCAACTGAGCCGCTTACAGCAATAACAAACACTAATTTACTGACTTGTCATTTGCCATACATTACTGACGGGTCAACTAATGGTTGGGAACTTACCGTCAATGGCGACGTTAGTACAAAACCCTTCTCGCCTTACGACTACATAGAATACGATGCAGCAGATCACGGTGGGTCTATATATTTTCCTGTTAACACTGGGACTCGACTATCATCAGCAAGCAGTAGCCTTGAACTGGGAACTGGTAATTTTACGATAGAAGGGTGGGTATACCACAAGCTAGATGGCGCTACTAATTCTTCTTATCTTTTCGACTATAGAATCCCTCCTAATTCTGGGTCATACCATTCTTTTTTATATATTGAAAATAGTGTTTTTAAATATGGTTATGGAGCTTATAGTCAACAGATTACCAGTGGAACAGTAAAAGAAAATCAATGGTATCACTGGGCGGTGTGTAGGTCAGGTACTAACACAAAACTGTTCCTTAACGGAAAACAAGCTGGCTCCACTTTTACTGGTGACAATGTAAATTATCAGGGACAACAGCCGTATATCGGAAGACACAATAACGTCACTTCTTTAAATGCCAAAGGGTATTTATCTGATGTCAGAATTACTAAGTCAGACCTTTATACAGCAGATTTTACGCCACCAACTGCGCCTTTGGCATCTACTAACTCAGTGTTACATATAAAAGGCACAGACGCTGCAATTATCGACAAGTCTGGCTCTGCTAATTTAGAGCTTGTGGGGGATACTAAATGTTCAACAGCGCAAGTTAAATTTGCTGGCTCAAAATCAATGTACTTTGATGGGTCTGGAGATCGTGCCACAGCTACGGGAGTCCCAGATTTAGGTGATGATTTTACTATCGAGTGTTGGGTCTATTCTACTACGACAGGAAATAGAGGTATTGTTTCATCTATAGATAATATTCAGAGTTGGAGCGGTAGTGGTTATTGGTCCCTTTATGTTGGTGGTGGCAATTACCCTCAACTAATAATAGATGGTGGTACAACCACAGCCAATAGTACAACCCTACCAACTAATCAGTGGGTACATTTAGCAGTCACAAGAACAAGTAACACTGTTCGTTATTTTATAAATGGAACAGTCCAAAGCACAACGTTTTCTAATAGCCTAACTTTAAAAAATCCTTCTGGAATTGTTATCGGGTCTTCTCCCAACAATAACTATATCTATAACTATACTGGCTACATTCAGGATTTGAGGATCGCTAACGAATGTAAATATACCGCAACCTTCACCCCACCAACCGCACCACTAGAAGGCTAACAATGCTAGGTTTTAATCCATTAGCATCTGGCCCATTAGGTGATGATGGAGCCGTAGTAGGACCAGTATCTCTTACTGCTACAGGTATTACTACAGCAGCCCCTAGTGTAGGCTCAAGTGCACTAACTCTTAATTTCTCCCTGACTGCTACAGGTATTACTACAGCCGCCACTACAGTAGGTGACTCAAGTCTTACTCAGGTTCAAGTCTTAGGCGCTTCAGAGCTTGTCACAGTAGCTCCTGATCTAGAAACCTCAGACATAACTCAGAACCAAGTAATTGCGATAACAGGGATCACTACAGCAGCTCCACAGGTTGATGATGGTGATCTGTCTTGTGCACAAAGTCTCTCTGCACTTAACATAGCTTGTGCCCCTCCCACTGTTGGTGACACAACTCTAACCCTTGATTCCTACTCACTAACTCCTGCTGGAATTACTACAGCAGCCCCCGACCTAGCCGATGAACAGAAAGTCTATTCTGTTGCTAGAACTAGCGTATTTAATAGCCCTTCTAATTATACCAAGACTATTGAGAGTGTACAAAATAAGTATGCCCATAGGCCTTGGCAAAAAGTTAAGACTGGAACTATTTCCGTAGGGACTACCTCAACAACCTTTAGGTCTTATGGTAACTACGTACAAAGCGGTTATAACTATTATACAGAATACGAGATAACCCTTAACTATAGTGGTTCTGGCTCTATCTCCGCTATTCAAAACTATAGTGGTAGCTCTCCCAGTAACCAACAATCTATATCTGATGTAGAAGCCGCAATAGTGGCAGCAGGTAAAGCTAAGTTTGGTTGGCTCTCTGATGGAGATGCTCAGTTTACGAATACTACTGGTACAAGTAATAATGACCAGTGGCAGCTTAAGAACCTAGCTGGAACTACCACTTACGCTACTTATAATATACCTAATTTTCCTAATAATAATAGTAGCTATCGTTTTACTAATAAAGACAGATTAGACAGATGGCTACTATGTCATTACTCACAATATGATAATTCTTCCGCTAGTGATGTAAGTAAGTCCTTTATAACTGGACTAAATGGTTCTGATCCGTATCTCACTTCAGATGTCACCCTTGACGAATATACATTACTAACACCTGTCACTACTGCTACTGGTACTCCCACTATTGGTGATAGTCTTCTTACTCAAGAACATACTTTAGACGCTCCTGAATTAGTTACCCTAGCACCCTCTATTTCCACTGCAGGGGTAACACAAGAACATACCCTTACTGCTCCTGAGTTAGTCACTCTAGCGCCCTCTGTTTCCACTGCGGCCCTAACTCAAGCGCAAGACCTTACTCCTACTATCTTTGCTTCTGGTGCACCTGACTTAGCACAAGCAACCTTAACACAAGTACACTCCCTAACTACAGCAGAACTAGCCACAGGCGCTCCTGATGTAGACGACACGCCTATAACTCTTGCTGGTCAATTAGGGGCTGACAGCATAGTCACAGGTGCTCCAAGTGTAGGCACAGCAGGGCTAACCCAAGTCCAAGACTTAAGTGCCACAGGCATTACTACTGCTGCCCCTGATCTTCATACTATAGACTTAACTCAAGATCATGCTTTAGGTGCAACCTCTATTTCTACTGGTGCTCCTACCGTTGGAGATACAAGTGCAGCAGAAAATGAAGAGTTATTTGTACCTGAGTTGGTCACAGGTACACCAAGCCTAGACAACACAACTCTTACTGAGAACTACCTTCTAGAGACAAGCGAGTTAGTTACTGCTCCTGCAGAAGTCTCTCTTACAGCCCTAAGCCAAGTACATGACATAGCTGTAACAGGTATTACCACAGCAGCTCCTGTAGTAGGCAATAGCGATGTTTCTGAGGGTCAAGTACCACTAGGCATCACCACAGGTCTCCCCACAGTACCTGATATTGGTAGTGAGTTCTTCCCCTCAATAACTACTGGCACACCCACAGTAGGTGACGCTCAACTAAACCAAGCCCATGACTTCATTATCCCTGAGCTTGTATGTCAGAACTACGATGGCGCTACCACAAGGTTTGTCTTTAAGGGGAGAAGAGGGGAGTTTACTTCTGTCACGGTGAGCCTAAGCCAGAACAGTGTAGTAGTACCACTAACAGCAAACAGCGTGGAATAATATGGCAGACTTTTTTATCAAACAGAATGACACCTCTCCAGTCTTTCAGGCAACCCTGAAGTCTGCTTCTGGGGCTGCTCAAGACCTTACTGGTTGTACTGTTACTTTTAAGATGGCTAACTCTGTTTCAGAAATAAAAGTAAACCAGCCAGTAACAACCATAGACAGCGCCAGTAATGGCATAGTCACTTACGAGTGGGCGACTGGAGACACAGATACTTCTGGTACTTTCTTCGCTGAGTTTGAGGTGATTAAGGCTGACGGTAAGCGGGAGACCTTTCCTAATACTGTTCCTATAAATGTTGTAATTAAGAAGGACGTTGTGTGATGCCCGATGATGGCTACTACGTAGACAAGGCTGATAAACCCTTGAACAAGCCTTTTAGACTCCCAGCAGGGTCAAGTAAGAAATTTGGTGTTTATGTCAAAGACGGTGACAAGACTAAGAAAGTTACTTTCGGAGACCCAAACATGGAAATCCGCAGGGATGATCCTAAAGCCAGAGCTAACTTTCGCTCTCGCCATTCTTGCGACACAGCAACAGATAAGACTTCTGCTAGATACTGGTCTTGTCGAATGTGGGAAGGAGGTACATCCGTGTCCCAATTAACCAAGAATATTGAAGGCCAAATCCTTAAGGCAGACGAAGAACAACGTCTAGTCTACGGATGGGCCTCAGTTGTCACTGAGAAGGGCGAACCAGTAGTAGATCGCCAAGGTGACATCATAGAACCTGACACACTTGTTAAAGCTGTGAATGACTTCATGGAACACATTCGTGTCGGTAAAGAAATGCATACAGGGGATCAGATTGGAGCAGTTATCCATTCTATGCCCATCACTAAAGAGATCGGTGAATCCCTTGGCATACAGAGTGATCGTGAAGGCTGGATTGTGGCTTTCAAAGTCTATGACGAAGAGGTCTGGACTAAGGTCAAATCTGGAGAACTTGCGGCCTTCTCTATTGGGGGTCGTGCAATCAAGGAGGACTACAGTGCCTAACCTTTTAAAACAGCTTGAACTGGAGGAATTGTCTTTGGTGGATCGTCCAGCAAATGCACAGGCAATGGTCTCCTTATATAAGCGTGACAATTCCAATGGAGAACCTATGGAACATGAAATAGAAAAAATGTCTGATGACATGAAAGCCAAACTAAAGCCATACATGGATAAAGGTATGTCTGAAGAAGAAGCTATGAAAATGTATCAGAGAGACATGAAGAAGGCTGATGAAGCAGTTGCTGAAGAGCTTGATACACTTAAAGCAGAGAATGAGCGTCTTCGTAAGAGCCTTATTGAAGCTGGTTACGTCATTAAATCTGACGTGATTGAAAAGAAAGTTGAGCCTGAGTACGTAGAGTATGAAGGAGAACAAATCAACAAAGCTGATATCCCTGCGCCTATCTTGAAGGCCTTGGAAGCAGCAGAGGTTGCTAAGGCTGATGCCGAGTTGACCGAGAAAGCAAAAGAAGCACTGCCACACTTCAACATCGACGTAGCCAAATCTTTGGTTGGTGAGTTTGCTGAAGTAGAAGCTGTCATGGAAACCTTGAAGGCTGCAGATAAAGTCTTTGCGGAATCTATGGAAGAGGTAGGCAAGTCTGATGCTGACGGTGAGTTTGCAACTGCCTCAGACAAACTTGAAACTCTTGTCAAATCCTACATGGATGAAAACAAACTAAAGAAGAGCCAGTATGCCGTAGCTTATGCTGCTGTAGCTAAAACCGAAGAAGGTAAAGCTCTTATTAACAAATCCTATAAAGGAGAATAACTATGGCTGTAATGCAGTCCCGTGATACACGGACATATGTAGCTGGCGAAGATTTGTCAGCCGCACAATTCAAGTTCGTTACTCTTGAATCCGATGGTCAAATTGATCTGGCAGATAGTGCTGGTGAGAATTGCGTTGGTGTTCTTTTGAACGATCCCACTTCTGGCAATGCTGCTACTGTAGTCATGTCAGGTAAAACCTTAGTCAAATCTGGTGGTACTATTGCTGCAGGAGCTTCAGTTGCAACTAATGCTGCTGGCCTAGCTGTAACTGCCGCATCTGGCAATATCGTCATGGGTTACGCTACAGAAGCTGCTGTCTCTGGACAGACAATGGCTGTAGAGTTGATCCAAGGCGGTAACGCAGTTTAATAGAGAGGAATAACTAATGCCCTTGTTGACACCATCCCAAGTGCATATTGACCAGCCGTTGACTAACCTCACACTGGCCTATGCACAATCACAAGAAAACTTTGTCGCTGACAAGATTTTCCCTATCGTTGGCGTAGATCGTCAATCAGATAAATACTACATCTATGACCGTGCAAACATGAACCGCACTGGTGATGTTAAGAAATTGGCTCCACGTACCGAAGTAAATCGCATCGGTCTGTCAGTTTCTAACAGCTCTTACTATGCTGATGTCTACGGACTAGGTATGGACTTCGATCAGCAAACTATTGCTAACGAAGATGCGGCTCTGGAAACTCGTTCTAATGGTGCTGCAACACTTGCTATGCGTCTTATGATCGACCGTGAGGAGCGTTTTGCTTCTACATTCTTTGCTTCTTCTGTATGGAGCACAGAGTACACTGGTGTTGCATCTGGCCCAAGTGGTGCTCAGTTCATTCAGTGGAATGACTACACTAACGCTACGCCTATCAAAAACGTGACTGATGTTCGCCGTGCGATGCAGCTCAAGTCTGGTGGGTTCAAGCCTAACACTATGGTTGTTGGTAAAGAAGTACGTGATACTCTTATCAACCACCCAGACATCCTTGCACGTCTTAACGGTGGTGCAACTGTCTCAAACACAGCATTGATCACCGATGCTAAGATTGCTGAAATCTTTGAGGTAGAGAACTTCTACACAATGGAAGCAGTCAAAAACGACTCTGCCGAGGGTATTGCCGAGAGCAACTCCTTTATCGGTGGTAAGTCTGTCTTGTTGGTACACACACCATCAAACGCTGGACTTATGTCTCCAGCAGCGGGCTTGACATTCGCTTGGAATAACATTCCGGGTGCAAACAACTTGGGTATCTCTGTAGAGTCATTCTCAGACGATGCTCTTAAGCGTCAGCAAGTTGCTGAACATATCCAAGTCAAGATGGCTTACGACATGAAAGTTGTAGGTGCTGACTTGGGTGCGTTCTTCGCCACTGCTGTAGCTTAATTTCTACTGTGGGGGGCTGTAGTGGCCCCCTGCTAACCTTGCCCGAGGAGAGTTGAATGTCCCGAATAAACTTTCACCAACAAAAGATACCCTTACAGTTTGATAGACCTGTTTTTGTAAGGGTTGAGTTTACATCTGCTGGCAGAGTTTGGAGGCCAAGAGATGAATACAAGTGGAAAGAAATTGGTGTAGAAGAGAGAGCAGTCCTAGATTTATACTCTCTTGGTTTTCTTCATCATAGTTCCGACCTAGAGGTAAAAGCTAAGGTAGGGGATGGCTTGGAAGCACTTGATGTAACAGGACTACACGATTTAGTAGACTCGATAAATAAAAAAGTTGAAGCCAAGACTAACTCTAAAGCATCCTTTGATAAGATGAAGTGTAAGAAGTCTAAGGTGTTAGATAAGCAACGTGGTCTTATACGTAGCTGGCGAAGAAACTACGGTCACATGGAGAACTAATAAACATGGCTTGGTCATACGATGAAACGGACTTAGGTACTGAAACAGCTTCGGCTCGTTTAAACGCAGTACGGCTATTAGTAGGAGACACTGATGTAAATGATCAGCAGACTTCTAATGAGGAAGTTATCTTTGCCCTAGTTCAAACTAACAACAATGTTTATTATGCTGCAGGGTGGTCTGCCAGAACTATAGCGGCTCAGTATGCACGAAGAGTCACTCAGGAACTTAGTGGAGCACTCAGTGCACATTACAGTGACCTATTAAACCATTACACATCCCTAGCTGAGACCTTAGAGCATCAAGGTAAGAAGTCTGGTGGAGTTGTAGGAATAAAAGCTGGCGGTATAAGTAAGGCAACTGTAGAAAATGTAAGGCAAGATACAGATCGCATTACACCTTCTTTCCGTAGGGATAGGTTTAAAAACCCCCCTAGCTACAACAGCACTAATTACGACTAGGAGTAGTTAATGTTTTCTAGAGGGTACAATCTCCTCAAGATGGTAGATGACTTTGGTGAGTCTCTTACTTTGCGTAAGGTGACTTCTGCAGGGACATATGATACCACTACAGGGTCTATTTCTGGGTCGTCTACAACAGACTATAACTTTACTGGCTACTTCTATAATTATGATGCTGGTATTATACAGAATGTGGATAACATCAGAAGGGGTACACGTAAGTGTGTCATACCTGCCCTAGGTCTTACTGTAGAGCCAGATGATGAAGATCAAATACTAGGTAGTGGAGATACTGTTAACATTGTTTCTGTTGTGACCATCTTTTCTGCTGGCACTAAGATTTGTTACTTGTGTGATGTGAGAGAATGATATCTAAAAAACAAACGGTCTCTATTCAGCAAAAGCTAGATAAGTTTGTAGATGAAGTTGTTGAAGACGATGTTAAGTTAGTGCTTATGGGTTTAGTTGATGATGTAGCGCTTTGGTCTACACCCACAGTAGACACTGGGGCTTATATCACCTCTTTCTCATTAAACACGGGCAGGGGTAGGCCTAGAGGTAAAAGCTCTAAGGGCAGACCTAGGAAACAAAATAAACAGCAGAAAGCTGATGAAGCCAGAGCTAATCTATACAATGATGTAAATAAGCTGCCAGACTTAGTAAACAAACAATCTGTACAGTTAAGAAATGGCTCCCCTCATGCACAAGATGTAGAAAACAAGTATAAGGTTTTTGCAAGGGTAAGAAGAGAATATGGCTAGTATACACAACGACATCCGTGCTGCACTTGAAGGTAAACTAGCTGCTACCTCCAACCTGCCCACATCTATTGCCTATGAGAATGTGCCTTTTGAACCAACGACAGGTACAAGCTACCTTCAAACATCCTATATCCCGACTTCTCGCAGACCTTCTGTAAGAGGCTTAAACCCACAGCAAAGATATCAAGGTATCTTCTCTGTCACAGTTTATGCCCCAGAAGGGAATGGTCCTGCTACTGCTGATGCTTTTGCTAACACTATTATAGAAGCTTTTGAAGCAACTACCGACATTCCTTACACACCAAGTGGGGGAACAACAATCAATGTGTCCATAGATTACGCTGAGAGACAGCAAGGGTTCTTGGACAGTCCTTGGTACTTTATTCCGATTGATATCGGATGGTACACTTACAAATAACTAGGAGAATATAACATGGCCTTTGCACAGGGTTCTCGCTCCAGTCTGTCGTATATCGTGGAAAGCACGTTTGGTACGACTCCTTCTGGAAACTTTATTAATCTTCCGTTCACTACACACGGCATGAACCTTACTAAGGATCGTGTGTCAGGTACGGATATACAAGCTGACCGTATGCCTCGGCATGACCGTCACGGAAACAAACAAACTGGTGGTGATATTGTAGCTGACCTAAGAGATGGTGACTTTGATGCCTTCTTGGAATCAGCTATGCTCAATACTTGGGCTACTAACACCCTTAAAGTTGGTACAACACCTAAGTACTTCTCTGTTGAAGATTATGCAGCAGACATTGATCAGGCTCGTCTTTTCACAGGTATGACTGTTTCTACTCTGGGGCTATCTATTGCTCCTAACCAAATGGTAACTACTACTTTTGGTATGGTAGGAAAAGACATGACCATTGGTCAAACACAGAAAACTCAGACTGCTAACTCTGGTGCGTCACCTTATGATGCATACTCTGGTAGCGTTTCTGTAGGAGATACTGGTGGCTCACCTTCAGCGTCTACTATTGTTACTGCTGTAGACTTCACCATCAATAACTCTTTTGCACCTACCTTTGTTGTTGGTAGCGACTCTGCTCCACAACTAGAAGTAGGACGTGCAGAAATCGAAGGTAATATGTCAGTCTACTTTGAAGATGCAGCAATGATTAACCGCTTCATCAACGAAACTGAAACTGAGCTACAAGTTGTTGTGGGCGATAATGCCTCAACTCCTAATACTCTGACCTTCAATTTCCCACGGGTCAAAATCAATAGTGCTGACGTAGGTGTAGATGGACCTACTAGCCGTGTAGTCAATATGTCGTTTGTAGCTCTCTATGACTCTACAGACACAACTAGCTTGACGATCACAAGAGCACCATAGAATCCCTAGCTAGGGTGGGGAAGGCTTGAGTGTCGGGTCTCGGTCTTCCCCTTTAATCTTACCCGACTACCCTGACAAAAGGAAACTCGACATGGACTTAAAGAACTTAACTCCCACTACTGATACCGTAGAAGTAAAACTTTTACACCCCTCTTCTTTTGCACTCTTAGAGAATGAAGATGGAAGCCCAATGGTTATTACTGTTCACGCTCCACACTCTAAGGCTTACAAAACTGCTTTACATGAGCAAACAAACAAAAGACTTAAACAAGCTCAAAGCAAAAAGAAGGTGGAAGTTACAGCAGAAGACTTAGAAGAAGCTAATCTTAATATTTTAGTTAGGACTACTAAAGGTTGGAAGATCACTTATGATGGTCAGATGCCTAAGTTCTCTGAAGCTAAAGCAAAAGAGGTTTACTCTGAGGTATTCTGGATCAAAGATCAGATTGAGGAGGCAGTAACAGACGCTCTGGATTTTACCAAAGCCTGATAGAGGAATTGGAGGAGTTCGCTGAATACACTTTTAAACTCAACCAATCCGATAAGAATGGCGTTTCAGAACGTGAACACCTAGAACAAGTTGAGAGGCAGACTGGACAAAGACCACAAGCACTGGATGGCCCCGAATTTCCTATGTTGTTGTCTCACATCTGGTCTGCCTTTATTACTTTAAGCAACAGTAGGACTGCTGGTCTATCAGGCTCTAACCCGATAACTTACGAACAAATTAAGGCATGGAAGGAAGTTACTGACACACCTTTGACAGCTTGGGAAGTAGAAGCAATCAAGAGGCTAGACGTAATTTATATGGGTACATAATGGCAGAAAGAGGCGCAGACTTAAAATATATTATTGGTTTTCAATCCAATGATACTCCTGTTGTTCAGGCCACCAAGTCCCTTAATAAGCTAGTGGCTCAAGAAAAGCTTTTAAATAAAGCCTTTAAAGAAAATCTCATCTCTTCAGCTATCTATAAGAAAGGTATTAAAGAGGTCAGGGAAGAGGTTAACAGGCTTAAAACTGCTGTGGCAGCAGGGGGTGCTGCACTAGATAAATATAATGCTGGTTTAGTTCAATCTAAGAATAAGATGAACAAGTTTGGCATGGTATCCCAACAAGTGGGTTATCAAGTAGGTGACTTCTTTGTACAGGTTCAGTCTGGTACAAGTGCCTTAGTAGCCTTTGGACAACAAGGTACTCAGTTAGCTGGGTTGTTACCGGGAGTGACAGGTGCTGTTGTAGGTATCTCTCTTGCTGTAGGTACGATGCTTGCTAGGTCTTTTATGGAGGCCAACCAAGAATTAGAGCCGCTTATTGATAGATTACAAGAGTTACCCTCCCTATACGATGATATAGATAACATCTCTACTACCCTCTCAGGATCAATAGTCTTACCTTGGATGGAAGGTGCTGCAGCTATTGATGTTTATCTAGCTAAACTACAAGAGACTAAACAACAAGATATATCAAAAACACTAGGTGACCTACTTGGTCAAAGGGCTGGCCTCTTTTCTGTAAAGGGTGCTCGATCTGCACTTGGGATTAGCTCTGGTGCGATTGGATTAGGTGCAGGTTTTGAAGACGCTATAGCTGAAGCAAAGGAAGAAATACAAGAACTAAAAGATATTTTGTCACTGGGTTATACCACAAAAGCTACAGAAGGTGGTTTAATTGTAAGTGTAGAGGGTGAGATAGAACGACTACAAGGCCGTATAGTAGAACTTAAGGCTGAGTATACAGATTTAAAAGCTGCCTTTCTTGAACCTGATATGGAGAAAAAGATTTCCAGTATCCTGAGTCTAAGGCAGGAGTACGTTGAGACCCTTGGTGACGACTCTACTGCTGTGGCTGCTATAGATGAACTTATTAAAGAAGCAGGTCTTACAGAAGAAATTTTAAAGACGAGGGAAAAACAATTAGAAGTTGCTGAAGACCTCTTAGAGTTAGAAAATGATGCTATTAAAGGTATAAATAAATTCTACAACAGAGAAAAGAAGGAACAAGATAAAGCTGCAGCTAGACAAGCTAAGTTACTTAAGTCTGCTCAAGACCAATTAGCTGTAGAGAAACTACGACTCACCAGTTTACAAGGTTATAATTCTGAAGGTGAAAAGACTCAGGATATTCTTGATGCAGAGGTGGCACTTGCTGCAGAGATAGTTAAAAAGAAGTGGGAACAGAAGTTTGCACTTAATGGAATCTCTCAAGAAGAGCAGAAGTTAATAGCTGCCTTAGTAGATCAAGCGGAGCTACAAGAAAGAGCAGAACAGAGCATAAAGAAAGCTAAAGATGATGCTAGAGAGTTTGCTAAAGAGATGGCAAGTGCTGCCAGAGCTTCAGAGAAACTAGCTAACTTCTTAGGCAAGAGTGATGACAAACTACCAGCTCTTAGGGCTAAACTTTCTGTACTTAGGGCTGGAGGTTCTAGGGGAGAAGCTGACATTGCTGGTGCAAGGGCTGGTGCTAAGTCTGCCCTTTCTGAACAACTTGGAAGTATGCCTTACGGACCAGATAGGGCAAAAATAGAAGCGGTTTATATTGCAAACAAGACAGAAGAAGCTAGGCTACAGGCAGAGATTAATGAGCTTCTAAAGACTAAGAAAGAACTCACAAATATAAAAGACGACATAAGAGATGCAGAAGAAAAGCTAAAACTTGATAGGGCTAGTGTCTTTGCTACAAGAGAAGAAATTGGTTATCTGACTATTTTAAGAGATTTAAAACAGGCTAATAAAGATGCCGACATAGGTATGGACCCAAGTGCTCTTGACAAAACAGCTAAGAGGCTTGCCCAATACCAAGAAGAGACAAAACACCTAGAAGACCTCAGAGACCTAACAACAGATTGGGCGCAATCTTTTGGTGATGCTATTGTATCTGTAGTAGATGGAACAGAAAAGGCTAAAGATGCATTTAACAATCTGGCCTTAGCTATAGTTAAAGACCTCTATGATATATTCGTAGTTAAACAGATTACTGGTTTTATTACTGGTACGGTAGGCAGTACTTGGTCTGATTTAGGAAAAGTAGGTGCTCCTTCTATGGGGGATTTTGATGGTGGTGGTTACACAGGTAACGGCCCAAGGTCAGGTGGCCTTGATGGTAAGGGTGGCTTTATGGCTATGCTGCACCCAAGGGAGACTGTTGTTGACCACACCAAAGGTGGAAGCTCTGGTGTTGTAGTCAACCAGACAATCAATGTAAGCACTGGTGTACAACAGACTGTACGTGCTGAAGTTATGGGACTTATGCCACAGATTGCAGCCGCCTCTAAAGGAGCTGTCCTAGATGCCAAGAGGCGTGGCGGTGCATATGCAGGAGCGTTTTAATGGCAATTACCTACCCACTAACTCTACCCACTAACATAGGGTTTTCTTCCTTAACTCTTAGGGCTGTTAACCAGACAGCTATGACTATGAGTCCTTTTACTTATAAACAACAAGTACACAACCACTCTGGTCAGCGTTGGGAAGCAGAACTACAGTTACCACCTATGAAGTACGAAGATGCTGAAGTATGGTTAGCTTGGTTACTTAGCCTTAATGGAAGAGCAGGTACGTTTCTTATGGGAGACCCTAACAGGGCTACAGCCAGAGGAACTCCTACAGGTACACCTCTAGTTAAAGGTTCGGGTCAAACTGGCTCTTCCCTAACTATTGATGGTTGTACTCCTACCACTGCTGGGTGGTTAAAGGCTGGAGACTACATCCAACTAGGTACTGGTGCTTCTGCTACACTCCACAAGGTACTGCAAGATGTTGATGTAGCTGCAAACGGAGAGGGTGAGCTAGACTTATGGCCTTCAATAAGGACTGCCCCTGCAGACGACAGTACTGTTATTGTTTCTAATACCGTTGGTAGGTGGAGACTTAATTCTGGGCAGCAGGACTGGTCTATTGATAATGCTTCTTTCTATGGAATAACTTTTGCTGCTGTAGAGGCTATCACATGAGTAGGGATATCTCTGACATAAGCTCAGGTATCTTAGAACCAGAAATTTACCCTTTCTTTACTGTAGAGTTAATGTTTGACACTACTACAGTTGTACACAATGAGGAGACTATTAATGTTACTCCCTTGTATTTCTGGACAGGTCTAGGTGATCTGACTGTAGGTTCTACTACTTATACAGGTACAGGAAACCTGATGAGTATCTCAGAGGTTACAGAGACAGCAGATATTTCAGCAGCAGGAGCCACTATAAGCCTTACAGGTATTCCTACAGAAATAATTGCTATGGCTCTGAAGACCCCTTACCAAGGACGAATTTGTAGGATTAAGTTTGGTCTTCTTAATGGTCAGACTAACTTGTTGTTAAAAGAAGACTCAGATCAACTCCTCCTAGAAAACCTTGATGGAATAGACGTAGGCTCTGCAGGTGGGTTAAACACCCTATTTGTAGGTTACATGGATCAGATGAATATCGACGAAGGTCCAGAGACTTCTACTATTGCCTTAGCAGTAGAAAGTAAGTTGATTGATTTAGAAAGACCTAGGATCAACAGATATACTTCTGGTAGTCAAAAGTCTAGGTTTGCTGGAGACAAAGCCTTTGACTTTATACCTGATTTGCAGGACAGGCCTCTAGCTTGGGGAAGAGACCACAGTCTATCAAAGCGTGAGCGTGATATAGTTGAAAACCAATAATTGGGAAATCCGTCTTGCTGAGTATGTAGAACAAGCAAGATATATCCCTTTTGAATGGGGTAAGCACGACTGCATAACCTTTGCTAACAATGCTCTTAAGTGTCAGGTGGGTTATGGTTTTGCTGATGGGCATCTAACTGGGTACAAGACTGCCCTAGGTGCATCAAAGAAGTACATAGAATGGTTAAGAAAAAGTAAGTACCACAGCCTTACAGATGCCCTTGATAATATACTAAGTAGGGTAAGGCTTAAATTCCCACCTAGGGGTGCTGTAGTTGCTATGCCTATAGAAGGTGTCCTACCCCTTTCCTTTGGTGTTGTAGTCAGCCAGTACTGTGTGTTCGTAGGAGAAGAAGGATTAATCTTTATGAGACCTCAAGATGACTTTATGTTTTGGGAGGCTAAATGACTCTTAGAGGACTATATAGTAGCTCTTCATTCTTAGACCAGATGCCCTTTGGCCCTAGGTCATGGATGAAAGATATACCACAAGACCCTGTGACTTTGCTTGTAGCTGCTACGTCTACTGCGTCTACAGTTGCGGCAGGTGGTACAATACTTGGATATACTGCATTTGGTTTGACTGCAGGTTGGACATCTATAGCTGCCACCTTTGCCTTTAATGCCGCCCTAGGTTATGCTCTTAATGCCCTTACTCCTAAGCCTAAAGCACAGACTCCTGCAGCAGACAGAGGCTACCAAGTAAATGGACTTGCTGCTGCTGGACCTACTGCTACTATCTACGGCGAGACTAAAGTTGGTGGTGTCGTCTTCTATCAAGAGACTACAACTCAAGACAAGTATTTGCACAGATGTATAGCCCTAGCTGGACATGAGATTGACTCTATTGTTTCTATCTACCTAAATGATGAGCTAGTAACCTTAGACAGTAATGGATATGTTATTGCCCCTGTTAAATACTACCCAGACAGTACGTCACTTGTAAGGATTAATACACATCTAGGTACAGACACTCAGGCTGCAGACTCTGATCTGATTAGTGAGAGTGATGGTCACTGGACTACAGACCACAGAGCAAGGGGTGTTGCCTACATTTATGCCAGATTTGAGTATAATGCAGATGCCTTTCCTAATGGTGTACCCACGGTTACTGCGATCCTTAAAGGTAAAAAAGTATACGATCCTAGAACTGCTGCTACTACTTACTCTAACAATGCAGCTTTGTGCCTAAGAGATTATCTGGTGTCTGCAAACTTGGCTGACACTTCTACAGAAATAGACGACAACCTGTTTGCTGCTGCTGCTAATGTCTGTGATGAAGATGTATCCCTGCTTATTACTGGTACACAGAAGCGGTATACAACTAACGGCACATTTACTTCTGATGCCAGTCCCAATGATGTTATAAGCAACCTCTTAGGTTCTATGGGCGGTATGATCTGGTACTCCCAAGGTAAGTGGGGTTGTAAGGCAGCAAGTTGGACTACTGCAGTAAAGACCCTTAATGAGGACGACCTTAGATCAAGCCTTGAGATACAGACTAGGAGGTCAAGAAGAGATGCCTTTAATAAAGTAAGTGGTATCTTTAGGGGTCCAACTAGTAACTACGTTGAGACTAATTATCCTACGTTGTCTGTACCAGAATTTGTTACGGTGGATGGTGGCTTCGAGACTGAGCTAGAGATGAGCCTACCCTTTGTAGATACACCACAACAAGCTCAACGTATCTCTAAGATTGCCTTATACAGAAACCGTGAGCAGCTTAGGATCAGTGGTTCTTTTGGTATGGAAGCAATGGCTCTAACTGTAGGTGACATTGTTAACATTACTAATAGTCGTCTAGGGTTTTCTTCTAAACCATTTGAAGTAGTAGAATGGCGCTTTGGTCTTTCCGCAGAGATGACGTTAGAAGTTTCTATGGTTTTACAGGAACTCAGTAGTGCAGTCTTTGACTGGAACGCAGACGAGACTACCTTTGAGACAAATAACACTAGTCTATTAAGTCCCTTTGATGTTCCCGGAGTTTCTGTAACTCTAAGTCAAGAGTATCGAATTGTTAATGAACATATAAACAACATACTTGTAGTTAATGTAGGTTCTGCAGGAACAGAAGCTAGGGTAGATTATGTAGAAGTATTTTATAAAAGGTCTACTGACAGTGAGTATAGTGTTTTAGGTATAGGAGAACTGGGAAGATTTGAGATACTTGATATTGATGTACCTCTAGCTGATGATCCTACTAGTATTACCTACGAAATAAGGGCAAGAGCTGTTAATGCTTTAGGAGTTAAGGGTTCTTTTACCCACCAATCCAGAGTTATCGAAAGAGATACCACTGGCCCTAGTGCTCCTACTAATCTTAGTAAGCAGTTATCTGGTGGTACTCTATTCTTAAACTGGGATGCCTCTCCTGATCTTGATCTTAGTTTCTATAGGATATACCACAGCTCAAACACTTCTACTACTTTAGGAAACTCTCAAGTTATTATTAGTAAGGTTGCGAGGCCAGCTACTTCTGTTTCCTATCCTGCTGTTTCTGGTAAGTTCTTTATAGTTCCTTACGACAAAACAGGTAATGCAGGTTCAGAAGCAAGTCTTATTATAGGCCCCTCAGACTTGCCAGTGTTAGGCATAACTCTAACTGATACAGATAATCCTGCCTTTAATGGTACTAAGACTAATATAACTAAGATAGCTAGTGGCACTTATGCAGGACATCTTCAGCTAACATCTTATTCCTCTTCTGGCTCTGCTGGCACTTATGAGTTTGATGGCTACTTAGATACTTCTACTGTACGTACAGTCAGGGTTTCAAATGAAGTCACCTCTATAAGACACCACGCTAACGCTACAAGTGGACAAGTTAATTGGGATGACATAACTGGTAATTGGGACACTTGGCCTAATAACTTCGATGATTGGTCAGACGAAAGTCAGCCTATGGAGGATGTAGCTGTGGGTTTGTATGTAGCCTCTACTGACGACGACCCATCAGGTTCTCCTACTTGGAGCAGTTGGGTTGTAGCAGCAGGGGAAATTACAGGAAGGGCCTTTAAGTTTAAGGCAGAGCTTTCTAATAGTTCAGCTAACGTAACGCCAAGTGTCTCAGTCCTGAAAGGAACAGTGGAGTACTAATATGAGTCAACATGATTTTGAAATAGCCAACCAGACATCTAATAATGCTAGGACAGATATAAACAATGCCCTGCAAGCTTTAGCTTCTAGTAGTTCTGGTACAAGTGCTCCGGGCACAACTTATGCAAACCAACTCTGGTATGATACAAACAGTAATCTTCTTAAGATTAGGAATGAAGCAAACTCTGCTTGGATTACTATAGGTGAAGTAGACCAGTCTAACAGCAGATTTAATCCTATTGTAGGAAGTTGGAAAATGCTTTTGTCAGGAACCTCTCTAGTTTTCCAATATAATGGAGCTAATAAAGGTAAGATAGATGCAAGTGGTAATCTTACTGTGGTAGGGAACGTAACAGCTAACGGAACGGTTTAATGGTTTTACCTACCAGTGGCACTATTAGCTTAGAAAACATCCAGACAGAACATGGTGGTTCTGACCCTATTGGCTTGACAGAGTACAACAGAGGTGGAGCCTACGTAGATGATATTACCCCTAACATACCTGTAGCTACGAGTGCCTCTGCACAGATTTCTATAGAAGACTTCTATGGTACTAGGGAGTCTGAGTCATACACTCAAGCTATGTATAATATAAACACATATTACTTTTGGCAGCTTTGTGGTTATGGTTCTTGGTCAAGTACTCCTAATGAATCATGGTTCTTTGTTAAGACTGCAAACTCTTATTCTATCAATTTTAGTGTACCCTTTAACAATTTTGATATTACTGTACCTGCTATGACTATCAGGATACGTTCTGATAATGCAGACCAAGGTCAAGCTGCTGATGATTACTCTGGTATAAAAAATCCCGGATATGGTCTATACAACAATTATGGGGGATTAGTAACAAGTAATAGGGGCAATGCAACTAGCTTAGATAGTGAATCTGCTATTAATGTAAGTGTACCTGCCCTATCAGCTACTACTCTTTCTGCTGGTGTTTACTACCTAAGATGGATAGCTGATATCTACAGAAGAAATGACAGTGCTCCTATGGTTTGGTTTGATATTGTTTCTAGTACTGCAAGTCGTACCGCAAGTTGGGTTTCCTCATGATCTTAGAAAAATATAACTTTTCTGAAGAGTTACATAATAGTATCAGTGTAGTTATAGTGGCTTCTAGGCAAGGTCAGGCTACAACAGCTATAGGTATACCCAGTAGAAATGCTGTGGAACTCTTTAGGCAACTACAGGCTCCCATTACAAATAAATTAGTAGAACTCTTTAGTTTAGCTGAAACTGTAATTATTGATTTAGACAGTATTAGCCAAGACGTAGTAAGGTTTTATATAAAAGCTATAAGAGGTAACACAAGTAAGTTTCCTTTTAATGCCCCTGCTCCAGATGATACTCAAAAGTTTCTTGGTCTAGGTTTCTTTGTAGATAAGACAAAAGAAGAAGTAAACCAGTACAAGCACTATTACATAGAGCACGAAAATCCGCTTAACCTACACAACTATAAGTTTTCCCCAGACGGAGCTTTTCTAGGAGAGTACACTGAGAGAGAAAGCAACGGAGACAGCTTCACTGAATTAGCTAGTGGAGTAGACACCTCTAGTTGGAAGATACAGTATAGCGAGAGAATTGATGTAGATCAAAAGTACCTGATCTTAAAGCCTCGCAACTTAACCCCTGCAAGGATATAAAATGGCTAACCAAAAGATATCAGAACTCACAGCTTTACTAGGGTCTAACGTAGCTGACGATGATCCCCTTGCTATAGTTGATACCTCTACTACAGAGACTAAAAAGATAAACTTCTCTGAATTAAGTAGTGCATTAAATACATCTATTACTACAATACCTACAAGTGGTACAATTTTTGATTTTCGGGTAGGGTCTTCTTCAATAGGAAGTATAGGGGCAATTTATGGAGACCCATACTTTAGTAATGGTACTAAAAGCCTTTACTTGGTCGGCTCCACTGTAATGCCTAGAGATGGTTCAGGCGGTCAAGCAAATGATGACGTTAACTTAGGCAATAGTGCTAACCGCTTCCAAGACCTCTACCTATCAGGCGGCGTCTATCTCGGGGGAACTGGGTCGGCTAATAAGCTGGAGGACTATGAGGAGGGGACTTGGACGGTTAATTTTCAAGATGTTTCGGGAAACACTTCTAGCACAACTGGTACTGGTTACTATGTAAAAATAGGAAGTCTTGTAGACATTAACTTCTATGTGGTTAACATTTCTGCAGCAGGTATGGTTTCTGGCGACAGCTTTAAGTTCACTTTACCGTTTTCAGGAAATGCGGGTAACTATTCGATTGGCAGTGTAATAGCTGACACTTTCAATTTTTCATCTGGAAGGACACAGATAAACGCACGTACTGAAACATCTACTGCCATAGGAGTCTTAAAGGGGACAGGAGACAATGTTACCGACGATGCAGTAACTTGGGGAGAAATTACAAGTGGAACATCAGACCTTTTTGTAAGTGTAACCTACAAGACATCAGCATAACCCACTGCATAGCTTTGGGTCGGACAGTCCAACCATCACAGGAGATAAATGATGGCACTAACAGAAGAAACAGTACAAGACAAAATAGAGATTGTGGGTGACTACAAGCATGTGCAAGTGCGTACTGCAACGGTCATCAAGCGTGACGGCACAGAGATCAGCCGTGGCTTCTCACGCCATGTAGTTGCACCAGATGCAGACATCACAGGTGAAAGCACAGAGGTTCAAGCCATCTGTAACGCAGTTCACACCCAAGCGGTCAAAGATGCCTACGCCGCACACTTAGCAGCACAGGAGTAATAGAATGAGTTTTAAACTAGGTACACGTAGCCGACAAAATCTATCAGGTGTACATCCTGACATGGTAGCTGTAGTAGAAAAAGCCTTAGAGCTAAGTGAAGTTGACTTTACAGTTATCGAAGGTGTTAGGAACATTGAACGTCAGAGGCAACTGTTAGCTGATGGTAAATCTACCACACTAAAGTCTAGACACCTCACAGGTCATGCAGTAGACATGGTTCCTTGGCCTGTAGACTGGGAAGACCTAGAACGCTTTGAGGCTATGGCTAAAGCTATGAAGGCTGCAGCTAAAGAATTAGAAGTCCCAATTATTTGGGGAGGCGACTGGAAGACCTTCTATGATGCACCTCACTTTGAGTTGAATAAGAAGAAGTACCCAGCATGATGTCAGATGATAGCTGGCATTTATCCAAGAGCGTTCCTATTACTCTTATTGTAGGGCTGATTACACAAGGTGCAGCTATAGTCTGGACTGTAAGTATGATGATGTCTGACATTGATAAGAACGCTCAGGAACTCCGCAAGGTAGAAATCCGACTGACTAAGGTAGAGGATGCTGTACAAGAACAAGCAATCTCTATGGCTAGGATAGATGAGAACATAAAAGCGATCCGAGGCTTTGTAGAAAGAATAGCTAACAAAGAATGATCGACCCTATTACAGCGATATCTGCTGCTACTGCCGCTTATAGTGGTGTAAAGAAACTTGTATATGCCGGGCGAGAACTAGAAGATATAGCTGGACAGCTAGGCAAGTGGTATGGAGCTGCTGCTGACTTAAGACGTGCGGAACAACAGCGCAAGAACCCACCTATATTTACTAAGTTATTTTCCTCTGGTTCTGTAGAGCAAGAGGCTTTAGATATGATTATCCATACTAAAAAACTAGCCGAACAAGAGAAAGATATTGAGCAACTACTTAACAACCGATTTGGTTATGGTACAGCCAGAGAGATGGTAGAGTTAAGAAGAAAGATCAAGAAGGAGCGAGAAGAGACACTCTACAAACAACAAGAGCGTAGGGCTGCTTTCTTTGAGACTTTGTTAGTTATAGGTTTAGCTATAATGGTGGCTGTAATTCTTGGTGGTGGTACTTGGATAGTAGGTTTAGGAGCAGGTTGGTGGAACTAAGTTTTAACATAGATAATAGAGTGAACATGCCTTTCGACACTCACACAAATGTAACCTTTGACCACATTGGCCCTAGAAAAAAGGGTGAAACTCTTAGGCCAGTTGAACCAGCTACTAGGGCAGAGATAAAGTTAATAAATATGACTTACAACAAGTATGGTAAGAATACAGTGCCAGCCCCAAGTGGTATGCTTATTAATTTTGTTGTGGTATAGGAGAACTACATGAGGCCAGAACTACTAGACGAATGGAAGATAATCCCTAGGGTTATGATGTTGGCTATTACAATACTCTCTTGGAGAGTGGTAGAGTGGTTTATGATGTTACCCGACCCCTCAATACAACAGTCAGGCCTAGTCTCAGTTGTACTAGGGGCCTTAACAGGTTGCTTCGCAGTTTGGATGGGTAAAGAGCACCACCCCACTTCCCTCAAGACTAAAGATACTACAAAGATAGAAAAATGAGATGGGTTCTAATCATACCATTCCTGTTGTCAGGTTGCATGGGTTTACCCTCCTTCCTAAATCCCTTAAGCTCAAGTGGAGGCCCAACAGTTAATGCAAACACCTTGGCAGGTAAGGAAAATACCCAGCAACTGGTCGGTCAACAAAATCAACAGGACGCAGGTAGGGACATTATTACGATGGAGACCATCAAGGAAGTGGAAGCAGGGCCAGTTGAAGAGATCAAGATTAGCAATACTAACATACCCATATGGGTAATGCTATTACTTATACTTGGTTGGTTACTACCTACGCCTACACAGATAGGCCACTGGTTTGGTAATATGTTCTTAAGAGCAACATCTGCCATAAGAAGAAGATGAAGAAGTCCTGCAGACAAACTTAAGCCCCTGTATCCTTAGTGGACGCAGGGGCTTTTTTTTACTTACTCACTTCTTCCATTGTCTGGCGCATCTTCTGCATATACCAATCTGCTTTATCCATATCCTCCTTTGGTTTACCTTTATACCTGTGTCTGTGTTGATACTTGATCATATTCCCTTGGCAGTAGGCTATGAACCCCTCTGCACCTAGTACTTGTTTGATGTAGTCAATACACTCTATCTCACCAGTGTTATAGTGGAAGGGTTTTTCTACTGGGTCATACTTTGACATCTACGCTCCTATATCTACAATTTCACATACATCTCCAGAACAAGCCATAGTTTGCATACCTACGGTGTTATCTTCTTTCTCATAACTAGATAGGTCGGCCCAATTAATCTTGCTAGGCATAAGGGACAATAAACTATTATAGTCGTTCTTGCCAACCTCTTGATAGGGTGCTTGCTGATATGTGTGCTCATTGTATGGCAGGAAGGACACACCTGACATCTCATCAAAGTGTTTGTACACAAATGCACCTACCTCAAACCACTCACCCTTACGAACATTTACAGTGATGCTTGGTTTATGCTCACACCAAAATCTTTGATAGGTCAACCAAGTCTCAAGCTGTTCGATAGCTGATAAGTCATTAGTTACTACAGCACCTTTAGGAGACTTAACAGGAAAACTGAATACTGTAGTGGCATCAGGTTTCATAACATCAGGTTCACTAGGTATGCCTTGATCTTTCATGAATGTAGTAAGTGGGTCTTTGTTGTCTCCCCTAACTGTCCTAATATAGTAGTCTGAATGACGAGCGTGTATTCCAGAACTGCTGTCAACCAATTGTGAAACTGTTCCACTTGGCTTGACGCAAGTTATAGCAGCACTAGGCTCAATACCAAGGCGGTCTGCCCACTCAGCATTAGTCTCTACAGCAACTTTACGAAGATGTTCAAGTGTCTTATCTAACCCCTTATTAGCTGCAGTCATAAGCTTATTATCCATTATCCCTGTGAGAGACACACCGAGCAGTCGTTCTTCTTCTGTATTACGCTGCCACACCTTTCGCAGGTAAGGGAACTTTGTGTATGTGCTTTGGATCGTCCCAAGTATTGTGGCGAGTCGGACTTTCCTAGCCAGTTCTTCCAACGTGTCTGTGGCTCGTACCACAACTTCCGTAAGATTACAGAATTGGTTTTGGCGCAAGATAATTTCACTACACGGATTAGTCCCGAACTCATGGTTAGGGTCGCGTCTACCATATTTTTCAGCTTGCTTCTTACTTGCCTCACGATTGAAAATACCACGTTCTCCACTCCCACTTTCCACTAGTGCCATCCACTCACGCATAAATGAAATAGCATCTGGTTTCTCTGTATAGCTAACTGAGTTGTTAGCCAATGCACGTTGTGGATCATTCTCCCACCAAGCGCCTGACTTAGCATGGCGCATACGATCATCACTCAAGTTGCTCAAGGAAATCATAGCTGACCTACGGACACCACCGACTACAACCACCTCACCAATCTTGCACATGATATCATGACACTCAATAGAAGATAGTTTACGACCCTGGGCATCTTTAAACACACGGATAACAAAGTTAAACAAATCAACTAAGGGTGCAGGTCCGCTTGCTCTACCACCGAATGTTTTAAGTCTTGCGCCTGCAGGACGAACCTTAGATATATCCCACTTAGGAATTTCACCACTATAGAGGAGTGCAATCAATTGTCTAAGAGCTTTAGCCCAACCTTCCTTACTGTCCCTGACACCAATGGAAGTATCACTATCGTAGAGGTCGGGGATTTCGGGGAGCCTACTGATGAATTGCCGTTCAACAGAGAAACCAACACCAGTACCACACAAGAGGATGAACATAGCCTCATCGAAGGACTTAGGGTCATCTACGGCTAAGTAACTACAGTTATACATGCACGTATTGTCACGGTTAGCTGCAGGTCCAGCAGTCATGACAGAACGCATAGAAGGCATAACTTGTAGGTTAAGAATACTTTCTTCGATATCCTTTGCTGTAAACTCGTCTATGTTAGGGCTAACTATATTAGCCATGTAACGTGATACAGTCTCAGCCCAACTTTCTCTACGGCCCTCTTCATCAAGCCATCGTGCATAGCGTGAGGTGTGGATAAACTTTTGGTAGTCTGTGGGTAAGTAATTATCTGTCATTGATTCCCTCTTCCTCGCATTGTCTTATCTTCTTCCAACCAAACTAATCGGTCTATATCAGCTCTGGAGATTCCTATATCATTCAGCTCTCTGTCTGTTAACCTGTTTAGTAGCTTAATAGCTTCACGGTGTTTTCTCCATGTAGCTAAGTACTTTAGGTATCGTCTAATCCAACTCATCGTTTATCACCACTGCCATTAAGAGAGTTTCTTCGTTTCCTGTCATTTAGCTTGTCTAAGTTATCATGTGCCACTTCAGCTAAGTTAATGTTTAGGTCTCTGCACAAAGCTGCCATGTACCAAAGGCAATCACCTATTTCATCTGAGATGCCCTCTCTATCTAGCTTGCCATCACGTATGACTTTCTTAACCTTGTTGGCTACCTCTCCTGCCTCTCCTGCTAGTCCTAGGGCAGGGTATAAGATACTAGCCCCTGCAGGGTAGATTGCAGTCTTAGCTGAAGCCTTCTGATAATCTGCTAAAGTTAAGTCTAGCTTGTTGTAGTACTCGAAAGCATCTATATCATCTTGAGTAATCATCCATATAACTCCTTAAGTCTCTTCATTGATACAAACTCTGGCTCATATACACCATTGTCTATTTCTCTTTTTACTACACAGCCTTTCCACCAGTCGTTGTTAGCTTGTCCTGCCCAAGCTTCCTCTGCCCCTTTGTAGCACCCTGCCACCATGCCAATAATCCCATTAGGGTGTGCACCATCTTTAAAATAGATACTACGCTTATGGCTATGACCACAAGTAGAACTGTGGTTTCTGTTGTTGAGTAGTGTATAAGCATGATGAGTGCCAGACATAGCTGTGCCGTAGTTACCAGAAGAAAAGTAATGAGCGTATGAAACACCATCATAATCAACGATTGAGGGGGCTGAATTAGTATATTCATGGTAGTCATCAAACCACTTGTCTGTTTGTAAGTGGTTGAACGAGATGCCGTACTGCTCTCCTTGTAACCTTGGGTCATGAGCTAAGGCTCTCCTAATTCTATTTTCGTGGTTTCCTTCAAACCCTATCCAGTAAGGACGCTTATACTTCCTTTGACTTGGTTTATACCTAAGTCTGTCCATAGCTTCGTTGTAGCAGTTTATGTCCTCTTCATAGTTCTGACTAACGACAGCCTCTGGGTAGCGAGTATCATAAGTATTAAGGGAGCGCATATCTGCACCGTCACCAAGATCAACAATATAAGTGGGATTAACCTCATAGATAAGTTCTCCTAACCAATCAAATCTTTCGTTTCCTGTAGAAGGGTCAGCATGACCACAAGAAAAAACAACAGCAGTCTTACCCATGATAGAAGTCCTTTCTCTCCTCAAACTCTAGCACTTGTGGTTCTATAGATACCTTAAAGTGGTTCTTAAACTTGTAAGCCGATTTAAAAGAAGTGAAGGGTATTTCATCATCAAACATTGCTTTGCTTGGGTCGGGTTCTGTAGCATCCTCTACTCTACACAACAACCAGTAGTTTCCATAAGCATCTTCCATCGGGCCATCTAAAACTTGATGAACTAAGAACTTTACTTTTTTAGCCATTCGTCGGGTATCCTTTTATCTGCATACATAAAACCGTGCTTCGTGCACCAGTCTGCATAAGTTGACTTAGCACCTTTGTAGAGCTTGCTGTTAGAGTTGCTGAACACAAACCTTATGTCTAACTCTGGGTGTTGCTCTTTTACTTTTAGGTGCTTTTTTCTATCGGCGGCTACAAACCTTCCCTTAGATTCGATGATTACACCATTAGGTAGAATAAAGTCAGGTGTATAAGTTTTGTCCTCTACTAACTTCCACCTGACCTTAATACTTTCATAACCAAACTTAACTTTTCTTTGAGATAAGTCCTTTGCTATGTCATCTTCTAAGCCTGATCTGTATCCTCTCTTTAAGGCTTGTTGTCTTCGCTTGCTGGTGGTTCCCATAGCTCTCCTTCCTTTCTTCTTAGCCATAGGAGTCTTCCATTCTCCACTACACGTTCCTTATTTCCATCGTAGGCCTTAAGGCAGGTTTCCCACAAGTCTACTTCAGTGTTACAATCTTTTAACATCTTAGCTGCAGTCTTTGGGCCAACTCTGTACAACCCTATTATATTGTCTGTAGTGTCTCCAGTTAAGATTTGAGTGTAGAAATGTTTGAGTCCTTCCCAATCACTTACTTGATCCCACTCCCACCTAAATATATTAAAGTGGTAGCAAGGTATCTGTAGCATATCCTTGTCCACAGAGGCTACAATAGTGCTTGGGCCTAGTTTTGTAGCTTCCTTAGCTATGAGGTCATCAGCTTCCTCTCCTTCACTGGTGACAGCCCCATAACTAATAGTAAGCCAGTCTCTTGCAAGGTCAAGCTCTCTTGGTTTTTCCTTACCTTTCCTGTTAGCTTTATACCCTGCTGTCTTTGCTACATCATACCTAAAGTTGCCTTTACCTGTCAGGTAAACTTGGTAGTCATCCTTAGTAAAAGGGAAGATACAAGTCTCATCCAAGATATCAGACATAAGTTTATCTACCTTGAATATGACATCCTCTGGAAGGTCTTTCTCCTTAGAAAAAGCACATCTATAAGCAATGATATCACCATCTACAAGTACCTTCCCTCCTTTCATCAGAACTCACTCCACATCATAGTACCGTCTTCTACCTCGAAAGCGGTGGAGTTAATCTGAAATCCTGCTCCCTTTGTGGCATCATCTACTTGATGTAACCAATCTTGCAACAAGTACACATTGGGTCGGGAAAAGGTGGTTATACTTTCATAACCATCCTCATCCACAGAAGCTTCAAAAGTTATTGTTACTTTCATGAGCTACACCGCAAACAATACATCATCTTCTGATGGTGCATCATCCCAGACAACATGCTCTGTAACACCAACATTTAGAAGTCGGACTCCTAGGCCGCTAGAGTAAGTTTCAAACTGTACTTTAGCTTTAGTTCCATTACCTAGTGAACCATCTTCACTAAAGCTCCACAACCGTTTATTCTCTGGTCCTTTAGTCAAATCAACAATTCCCGGAGCACCCCCATAGTCTTTCTCAAAGGGTTTTCCATCTCTTCCTGTAAAGGTTTTAACGTCCTTTATCATGCGTTTTATCTTCATGAACTTACCAATACCGTAAGACTCATCTCCATCTATGATACGATCACTCTTCATTGGCTTGGGGTCTAAACCATCAGCTAAGAGGTTCTCAATTTGATCTGCATCAGTAAAGTAAGCATTAACGATATACTGACCCCCTTTCTCATGAATGTTTTTCTGTACACGGTTTCCTTTAGGGTCTCCTAAGTCTGCATTCTCAGGGAAGACTTTAGCGTATTGAAGTACCATATCCATTGTGTATCTAGCCATATGTCGGGTTCCTTTCCTTTAGGGCTGTATTATATAGTAGGCACCCAAGAGAGATTTTAACAACCACTTTGGGTATTTTTATTAATACTTTAGTGTATTTCAGCATAACTGTTGCCGAATTGCACATCTGTACCAAGAGGTACGTTTAGCTGTAGTTTCTCGTTAAGAGAGTCTGCAGCTTTTTTCATTTTATCAACTATCTTTTGCTCTTCTCCTTTCTCCACTAGGGCTATAATCTCATCATGAAACTGGCCTATAGTCTTTATGCCAGACTTCCTACACAAGGCTACCCAAGTATCAAAACAGAACACTCCTGTGCCTTGGTTGAGTGTAGAAAATTTATCTTTGTCACTTCTTAAACTGTACCAAAACTTTGATACTGGATTCCACAGCCACAGACTGTCCAAGACTTCTTTTGTCTTAGTCTCAGAAGCTACCTTCTCAACTGACCAGTTCCTTGACCAGAAAGAGTCCAACAAAGTCTTAGCTTCTTTACGGCTCATCCCAGTCTCTCTGGACAGTTTAGGTGCGCCTACACCATAGGTGGCAGAGTAGTTTACAGCTTTGTAATTCTTACGGAGGGCTGTTAGTTTCCTCTCTCCTGAGTTGTGCTTATCAATGTCGTCTTGAGTGATCATCCCTGCGTGTTTAGCAAGGTCGAGATGTGGGTCAAAACCCTCTTTATTCATCTCCTCTACATAGTCGGGGTCAAGGGGTTTCATGTAGTGGCGTTTAGTTGTATCCTCTAAGCTAGTCATATCAGCACCACACAAAACATGACCCTCTGGTGCAATAAGACAGTCCCTTATTTCCTTTCCATAGGGTTTATCCACTGATGGCAAGTTGACAAGAGGTTTTGCATGTCGGAATCTAAGTGTGTTTGTGAAACCTTGAACAGAGGCTTGCACGTATCCATCACACTCTGAGTTAACCATTGCCTTGAGGACTGAAATACGATGCTGAAGAACAGACAGGCCATCATAATAAATAATAGCTTGTTCCTTATTGACCAACTCTCGAACTGATGAGCACAGTTCACCATCTTTTCTAGTTTGTGGGATACTTTTTTCATCACCTGTTACCTTGTTCTTAGTAAACTTAAATGTCTTTGGAACCCAACCCAAGCTATACAACCAAGACTTAATTTGCTCAGGTGCGTTAGGATTGGCTTTGTTCTTACTGTGAACAACTCTCATACTTACTGTAGTCTCTGGGACTTTATACTCCCTACACAAGTCTATCCACTTCTGACCTGCTACAGAGATATCCCCACTCTTTAGGTACATGCGGTCATGACTAGGCTTCTCTACTGTCTTATACTTAATCACTGGTGGCATAGCATCTGCCAAGGCTTCAGCCTTACTCCTAAACAGGTCAGACCACTCCTCTAAATACTTGTCTGCTTTAGCCACATCCAATTTCCACTGGAGGGACTCTTGCTCTGCAGCACACTCTAGCTTGAATGTAAGATAATCACAGAACCGCTCCTTTTCCACTGGAGAGGGGTACAAGCGACTTAGCTTATAGTCTAAATCTTTCCACAGGCGGCAGTTGATCTTTACATCTTCGTCACAACGGTGTGCATATTCCTCTGGTGTAAGGCCTTTCCAATCCTCTATCTCAGGTTTCTCTATACCATAGTCCTCACCATAGAATTTCAAACCATGTCTTGCACGGTCATGATCCAAGTACCAAGCAAGTCCTAGAGTATCCACTAGCCTAGCAGTGACTTTTATACCTAGCACATTTTCCACTGCAGGGATATCAAAGCGCACTATGTTATGTCCAACCAAGACTTCTGCCTCAGTAAAGAACTTACGCATGACATCATAGTCATGGGTGTTGTGGATTTCTTTTCCATCGGTAGACCACGACAATACGTGTATCTTTGTAGAGTCCAGTCCATCAGTTTCTATATCAAATACTGGCATTAAAGTACCTCTCTAAGGTTAAATGTTTCTGTACTAAACCTTAACTTTCCTGCGCTACCTTCTATAGAACAAGGTCGGTTCTTCTGAACGGTTATGTACGTTGTATTTTTCTCTTCTAATGTGTTAGCTTCTTTGTCCCTTTGTAAGTCAAGAACAACAGAAGCCCTCTGCCCAATCATCTTACAATACTTGGGGTCTCCATACTCATTAGTGTGGGCAATAGTCACGATACCTATGTTAAGATCAGCCGCAAGTTTAGACAGCCTGACAGACAAATCAGCGAGCTGTTGTTCCTTACTCTCCTCTGAACTACCTGTGACGACATCTTGGATTGGTTCAAAGAATACAAACTTACAACCACAAGCCTGACTAAAAAACCTGATCTGGTCACACAAGTCATCAGACCCTTGACCGTCCTCAAGATAGAATTGATACAGTAGTTCATCCTTAGTCAACTTCCTGATAGCATCTTTAACACGGTCTTCTGCACCTTTCTCTGCAATCAAGTCCCTGCGTGTGAGGTTGTCCCTAGCTACATAGGAAACTAGGCCAAGCAGTGATCGTAATTTAGTCTCTTCCAAGTGCCATGTAGCTATTGGAACATTGCGTTGTATCATGTTGTACTCAAGGTATCGCATGACCTCAGTCTTACCAATACCAGTGGGCGCTTTAATAACAGTGAAGTGACCTTGCATAAGCCCTAAGATTTTATCATCAAGTGCTTCTATGCCTGTTGGCACATACTGGTGTTCTGGTGTATCCTCATACAAACTTATAAACTGCTCAGTAGTGTGAAAGATGTTTTCTGGCACATACTTTGAAGCATTGAACCAAGCAGCTTTAAACTCTACAGCAGCACCATTAACTAGGAAGTCGTTGGCATCTTTGTGCTTGTTGTGAGGAACCCTATAGACTTTGTTAGGGAACATTTTAGCTATCTTATCCGCTACAGCATCCCCTGCTTCATCGTTGTCTATTGATAGGACAATCTTACTAAAGCTATCAAGGTAAGGCTTGCAGTTTTCCCACATAGATTTAGAGGGGGTGGCTGATGGTAACGACACAACAGGGTTTAGGTAGGCCTCACTCGTAGTTAACATCTGGTAAGCAGACATGGCATCTACTTCACCCTCTGTAATAGTAAGTGTTTTAGAACAACCCGCAGTAAAGAAGTTCATACCAAACAACTCTTGCTTGAAACCTTGGCTAGTGTAAAAGCCTTTCTCTTTAAGGTTTCTGGTTTTAATTCCCCCAGAGGGGTACACATAATTCTGCGTGTCCTTATCACCATAAGTCAGAACATTATAATGCTCCATTGTTCTTTCTGAGATACCTCGTATAGATACATACTTACCATCACCTTGGGTCTCTCTTACCTTGGCCGAACTCTTTTGACCGACAGGTGGGTACTTCTCTTTAGCCCAAGAGAAAGTAATCTCCTTTGATGGATAGGCTGTATTACAAGAGTGGCACTGGCCGAACCCTCTTGTATTATAGCAAAATGCATCAGAAGAGCCACAAGCCTCGTAGGGACATGGCAAGCCACGTATATTCTCATGTACATCTTTAGGCATACTTGATCCTTTCTATTATTAAGACTTCACGGACGGATTAAATCAAAGGGGAACATATTATAGTAGGCACCCAAAAAATGATTTAACAACCGACTTAAGATATATTCCGGGACTGTTGCAAATTAGTTACAATACCTCTCAACTTCTTGAAAAGCTTAACCTCTCTCTTATCAACAGCCTGTTGTGTAATTCCGAAAAATTCACCTATCTCAGCCTGAGTCATGTCTTCTGAGAACCTCATATGAACGTGTAGAAGTTCATCACTGGTTAAACCCTCTTGAATCTTAGCATTAAGTTTTTCATAGAACTCCTTGTCTTCATACGAGTTTTCTGAGGTCTCATTGAACAATGCAAAAGTATCAAAAGGAATTATGTCAGATTTTAAGACGTTCCTCAAATATTCTATAGCTTCGTTTGTCCAATGTGTATCTCCAAAGTCCTCAGAATCTCCATCTCTAACTAGGCGCCTAGATACATCAGAGGCAGGTACACTAACAGGAAAGGTATCTAAGTTAAAGTAGTCGTGCATCTTACGATTAGCTTCACGATATAATTTCACTGGTGGGGCATCAGGCTCTTTATCAAGTATCTCATAACACCTAAGCACCCCCTCTCCTACTAGGTCATCATAATGGGATTGGCTTTTATATCTCCTAGCCAAACCTTTGCACATTCCTATTATAACATTAGGTTTCATTTTTTATCCTTTGCTCGTTGTCTTTCACTCTTAGACATGGGTCTGATGTAAGGTACAACCCTTCCTGTTCCCCACTTCTTAGCTTCTTCCTCTGCTTCATGCAGGTTGTTAAACAACCAAACCTTATGGTCTTCTGTCCAAGGGTTCTCCTTACGGACATAGGTAAACTCACCTAGTTCAATCTCAATCTCTACTACATAGGGCATCATTCATTCTCCTTTTACATAGGGATCATATAGCTTCTTGGCATCAGCCCATGCTAACTTCATACCGATTATGAAACCGATAGTGCCTGAACAAACTGCGACACCTGCTACTGCTAATATCTGTACTTCACTCATCTTGTTTCTCCTTTTCTGTTTCATCGGGTAAGTGAGTACAGATGCACTGACTATCAGGGTGTAAGTTACAATTACAATCGGGTGTAAACGTGTGGCTCTTAATGTCATAAAAGAAGCGGTTGTTATTGATAACAATCTCTATCTTTTCTGCGTACATAGACCAATTCTCTATCACAACCCGACCGTTATTAGGAAAGAAAGAATTGTCGTACTCATACCTTACCTCTGTATCAACATCCATCACCCTCTCCCTTTAGCTAGTGCCATCCATGACACAGGAAATAACTCATGCATCTTGTGACTGATCTGATTAGCTACCTCTTGTGTCTCAGCTTGAGTGTCACTGGCACAACGCAGTAGGCACATATCAGAGAATGCATCCAAGCTACCTGACCAGTACCACTCAGTCATCATTGACTGTGGCAGTACCATACGTGCCAACTCAGGTGCGGCCCCATCATAGATCATCTGGTCATATAGGTCTTTTACCTGACCTATGGCACGATCAAGTTGGTGATGATCTGGTTGCCATATCCCTTCAGACCCTTGCTTCTTATCAGCACTGCGTCCACGCCATTGATCAGGCACATAGAACTCTGGCTCATCGTCCACATACCTACGGCTAATCTCATTCCACCGCAGGAACTTATGCTTGACCAACTGTCGTGCCACAAACACAGGGGCTTTGACATGGAAGGTAGCAAAGCAGTGACCGAATGGTGACATATGTTTGTGCTTGGCTAAGTAACGGATCAGCTTGGTATCATGGTCAGATAGTCGCTGCTCTAGCACATCTAAGTTACCCTCTCCGTCTACCTCTGCCCAATCCCATTCACTCTGCTTACCAAAGCTAACCCTAGCTGCGTTTACAACAGACAGGTCACTGCCCATATGGTCTATGTATGTTGCTTCAATCATTCATCTTCCTTTCTTGTTGTTGTTAAAAAGTTGGTTCACCATTTTCATCTACCCACTGCCTATTAAACTCACCGTCAATTTTCCTCGGTGGGGGTGGCTCTTCTTTTTCTACTGGTGGGGGTAGTACACCAATTATCCTTAGCTCCATTTCCATCAGAGGGGGTAACATCATTTTCCTTTTGTCCTAGTATAGAAAATATGATCCCCTATCTTACCATCAAGAATATAGTACTTTGCCCAATAAGGCTCCACAGAGGTGTTGTGGTAGTGGGTAGACGGTATTTCGGTAGTACCCCTGCCTAAAACGTCTTTGGCTACTGTAACAGCTATTACAGCCGCTCTACGCTCAATTTCATTATTTGTGTACCGACTGATCTTGTCGGATAGCCCATCATGGGTAAATGAAAACTGCTTACGTTGGAACACTACTGAACAGATATCATCAGGGTACTTTACTGAGGCTACACGGTTCATCACCACTTCAGCTACAGCGTACTGACCCATTAGAGGTTGATCCCTAGCTTCAAAGAATATGGCAGTCACTAAACATGCAAGACCTGTCATTATATACCCTCAAAGATTGATTTAACTACATTCATTGTACATAACCCTCTAGTTCAAGTTTCTCTAAGGCGTACTTCTGTTGCTCTTTGTACTTAGATAGTGCGATTTCATCTTTTGTCAAGTCTACCTCAACACCCATTAAGTCACCTTCTAAGACTAAGCCAACCTTATGACCATCTCTGATGATGTCCATGTCAACTTCCATCTCACAACCATCACGCTCTATGTATACTCTGGTATCATACATCATTAGTTTGTCTCCTTATACTCACTACCGTTTACTTTTATAGCCAACACTTTGTCAAGGTTAAAGCACTTATAACCTTCACTAGTTTTGAGTGTGACATATCCGTTACTACGCAATGCTTCGGCTACAATACGTCCGCGCTCATTCCCCTTGAGGCCTTTCTGCACGTTCATGCGTCCGTTATAGGTGCGCTCCTCATCACTCTTAGTTAGGAACTTGACTGTGATGAAACTATTGCGGTTGTCAGCTATTACATTACTTACGACTGTTTTGTCTAAGGTCATAAATTTCTCCTTGGTTTAGGTTAAGGCGTTATTGCCAAGTTAGGTCGTCTCTGATTTCTCCTAGCTCTCTGAGTAACTCATTAGCAGTATAGCCATAGGATTGCAAGAGCAAAGCTACACTTTTTGGACGCTCGGCTACAATTTGTTCTAGGTCTAGGTCAGAGAAGTAACTAGGTGTTTGCCACAATGTCTCTACCATGTAAGGGTCACGGTCAATGACTAGCTTAGACCAATCGGCATTGATGCAAGCATCGGCTAACTTGTCCATAAACACTAGGTCTTGGGACTCTTGGCTTGTGTGCTGCTTGAAGTAACCTACAGAGATGTTGGTACACTCTGGCACATTTTCTTTGTACTCGTTGCTGTCTGTGAACGAGCCACCTGTGTCTAGGTTGTAGTCAAGGCCTAGCAAGTCTATGAGGCTGTAGGCAAAGTCATCTGAACAAGTACGCATACCCATCTGATGTGTGATGACTGAGTTGTAACCCTTGCGGTCAAAACTGATAGCAGCTTGGATGCCGTCAAAAACCTCTGGTGTCTGATATACAATATGGCTTGAACCTAAGCAGCCAACTTCTTCTGCAGCGTGTACGATATATAAGCCTTCTATGCGAGCCTCTATCATACGCAACATAATGTACACACCTGTGGTGCAATCTGCACCTAGGCAGTCACCTGTGGCTTTAGCGAAGTTACCATCTACAGTAACAGGTTGTCTGCCGTTCTTGGCATGTACTGTGTCATGGTGAGACATGAAAGCAACCTTGGGTTTGGAACCAATACGAAGTATGTAGTTACCCTTGCTGTCTGGCTGACCAAACACTGGCTTGAGGTATCTGTTACAGAACCTACGCTGTGATCGACTGCCTTCTGGTCGTCGGTATGAAACCATTTCGATGTAGTCTTTAGTAGTTATCATTAGTGCTCCTTTGTTGTTGTCAATAATTAGTTATCTCATATTTCCACTGGTGGGTCAAGAACTAATTTCCATCGGTGGGTCATTTTCCATCGGTGGGGCCAATTTCCATCGGTGGGGGTACTCCCATTTTCCACTGGTGGGGTCATTTTCCATCGGTGGGGGGTCGGCCTCACTCGCCTTAAAGGTGAATAGAATCATTCTAAAACACTCGCGCTTAGGTTGCAGCGAAAATATTTTTACACAACACGCATAGGTTGTAAGAATAGAATAGTTCTAAAACAACCTAGGGTTGAAAAATGAGTCTGCAACTTTAAAGCGAAAATACAGTTCTAAAACAACCTAGGGTTGAAACCATATTTTGCGTCAACTCACACTTTTAAAGCGAGTTAAATTAACGTGAAACAATCTTGTATCATACAACCTAAAAGTGAGTCAACCCGATAAAGTAAAATACATCTTGGGGTTGTACCGCCCGGAGTCTAGCAATCTATAGGCGAACAGGCGGTTTTAAGCCTCACACAGTGGCGAAAGTGTGTTTTCTGGTGGTCTAGTATATAAAAAGCCTTTCCGCGATTTTGGGGCAAAATAGGTGGTTAAAAATTAGTGTATAAAAAGACTTGCAATGCTGCTTTAAATGCTTATTTATTGTTTTATCAGAAATCAAACTTAGGAGAAAAGTAATGGGTGTTTGGATATTAGAAACTTCCACAAATTGGGACGAAGGGTCAGACATACTTGGGGTATATAAAAATCCCTCTATCTTTGTTGAACAAAATAATAACCTGTTTTGGGTTGAAGATGATAATGATACTTGGTTTGGTCACAAGTGTGAGAATACTGCTAAGGAACACGCCGATTGGGAAAGCCTATCATTAGACCAGAGGAATAAGCTTAGAGAAAAAGATGGATATTCCTTTGATGTGGAGGCCCATTGGGATTCCTTCCAATATCTTGCTTGCAAGTGGAATATACAAAGATACAATCGCCAACTCTAATCAACCCAATAGCAAAAAGGGAAACCCGATCATGTGTTATAAAGATTTACTATCACAATTCGAAAATAGTTCACTATATCCCGAAGATGGAAACATAGATATATCACAACACTTGACCAATATTGTTTATAGTGAAACCGAAAACGCAGAACACTATGATTGCCGACGCTTTATTCAATACTTGTCGCCAAACTATGACGCGCGAAACCCAAAACTTTTGTCAGTTTATTTGAGTGTCAAAGATTTAGAAAGTGACCGCAAAACAGTTGGTAAACCTGCCAAGATTTTGCGCAAGATCATTGGCGGTTTATCGGATCAAGCATATGAAAGTTTTGCAGTATGGTATAAAGACAATATAGAATTGGCGCTTGACGGCCTAGTGATAAAATCGGGTGGCACATCGCAAGATTTTGAGAAAGTTTACAGCATGAAACAAGCGAAAGCCTCCGACCCGAGACTTGGCGCGTATAGGAAAAGCCTAGCTTCTAGTTGTATGCGTGCTGATTATCTTGACCGCGCAGGTAATCTCGAACGCTTGCCGCACCATCCTGTTTGGGTCTATGGCTCTGGTGATTTTGAGATCGTTTGGCTTGAAAACAGCAAGCAAGAACTATTGGCGCGTGTCGTTGTTTGTACTCGCAAGGGTCGCTATGCTGCTGCGCCTATCTATACCAATTCTTGCATTGCGGCGGATATGCTTGACGAATATATAACCAAGAAAAAAGAGGCTTGCGAGCAACCCAAAAAAGAG